GCCGGTCGTTTGCTTCCGCCGGCAGCGGCAAAGCTGTCGTATTCGGGTCCTCGGCCAAAAAGAAACCGAAGGTTTCTCCCAACGCCATCTAGCGCGGCCTCAGATTCACATTGCCGTCCGAGCGCAGGATGGTGACCCCATCGTTCGACAACAGGAAGAAATCACCCGCCGGCCGGAAAGCCTCGACTTGCGGCACCTGCAGCAGGTAGCCGAGCACCTGATAGCGCATGTAGAAATTGCCGAGGATGACGGTCTTCGAGGCGAGGCCGCGGATATTGACCCGGCCCTGCTTAAAGACCAGCGGGATGTTCCACGGGATCTGCCGCTGCCGGATCGTGCCCGGGTCGGGGCCGGTCAGGGTGATGCCGAAATACGCCGTGCCCCACAACGCTTCGGGCACATTGAGGCCGCGCAGGGTGACGCCGTCGAGGGGGCCGCGGATCTCGTCGAGGAAGTCGATCTGGGCCTGCTCGTCTGGCTGCAGCGCCACCATGATCGCCGACTCGATGATGGTGTTCTCCGCCATCTCACCGGAATCTGGCAGCAGCGAGGTCTCCCACTCGTAGTCCAGGTCACGCCCGTTCTCGACAAAGGAGCAGCGGCTCGGGTGCTGCTCGTCGGGCGCTTCCTGGAGGATGCCGAAGCGGGCCTGCGGCGTGATCAGGAAGTCGCTGCGCCACTGGCGGCAGAGCGAGGCGGCGCCGGTATGCGGCCCGGTCCACATCTTCCGGGTGATATCGAACCAGTAGCTGGCCCAGGAACCGTCGATCAGCGGCGTGTCGATCCGCAGCGTGCGGCCGTTGACCGCGGCGCAGATACGCGAGACCGGCGCCGGCATATCGTGCGGCGGGTTGGAGACGTCGAGGAACGGCTTTACCACGCCGTCGCCGTCCTGGCCGATCGGGTCGGACACCTTGGCCTGCAGGTCAATGAGGCGCAGCCCTTCCGGCGACATAAAGAAGAGACCGAGCGGCGAGGGTGCGAGGCTGTTCGGGGCCAGCGTGCCGGTCAGCACCGGCATCAGGTTCATCTGCAGGTTGTTGGTCGCCGGGTCGCCGGTGATCTGCTGGATGCCTTTGCCTTCCTGAAAGGCCATGACCGCCTGGACGATGCCGCCGACCAGCGCGTTGGCCAGCATCACCGGCGCGACGGCAGTCACCGGCACGCCGTTGCCTGGCACCAGCGCCTGCGTGTCATTGGTTCTGACACAGGGCAGGAGGGCATCGGAGAATGGCACGCCGCCGTCGCCATCGGCAAACCAGGCGCGGCCGCTCATCTGCACGACGCCCAGCGGCACTTCCGGCAGTTGGTTGGGTCGCGTGTCGCCCGCCGCCCAGAGCGGGGCTTCCGGGGTGCCGCCGTTGACCGTCAGCAGGGCGCCCATGTTGGTGCCGGTCAGCGCCGGGGTGACCTCGATCTGGGTGCCGCTGAAAAACAGCGTCGTCGTGCCGGTCAGCACGGCTGGGCTGGAGAGGGTGATCAGGTTGCCGCCGGCGGATAGCAACGTCGTCCCCGGCGGGATACCGACGCCGGCCACATCCATGCCTTCCGACAGCCCGCTGGCGCTGACCGTGGCAAAGGCATTGTTGCTGCCTGTCGTGATCTCGGCGACGATCTCGGAGGTTACCGCCGTGGTCGAGACGATGATCGTGCCGGAGGCGACGCCGGGGCCGCTGACCACGAGGCCCGGCTGCATCCCGACGACCGAGGGGTTGCCGGTGATCGTGGTGTCGGAGAAAAAAGTGAAGGGAGTGCCGTCGGCCGAGAGCGTCGCCGGGTTCGAGATCTCGATCTCCTGACCGATCACCGAGAAGAAGACATTGGTGGCGGTGGCGGTGGCGCCCTGGTCGAGGGTGATCTGGGTGCCGGGGCCGATCGTCAGGATCTGCGCGCCGGGCGGGATGCCGGCGCCTTGCACGATCATGCCGACATACATGCCGGTGGTGTCGGCCACATTGAGGATGATCGCCGAGGCGGCGGTGGTGTCGCCTTGACTTGAAACCGAGGCGTCTTCGATACCGACGATCGTCGTATCGGCCGGGATGCCGGACCCGGTGACGGTAAACCCGATATGCGCCTCGGACGGCAGGGTTCCGGGCGGCACGCCGTAGATCAGAAGCGGGTCGTCGGTGATCACGGTGTCGCCGATAAAGACGAACTGCTCGATGGTGTTGGCGGTGATCGTCGCCTCGAAGCCGGAGACGTCGAACCAGCCGAACTTGATCTCCTCGCCAGGGAAGCCGGTGTGCGTCACCAGGATACGGGAGGCGACCTGCGCCAGGATCGGCGGCACCCACTTGCCGGTAGTGGGCGGGCTCACCGGGGTGTTGGCGGCACTGATGCCGCTGACCGGGATCGGCACCGGCGGATCGACCGAGAGGTCGAAGACAAATGGCTGGTCGTGACCGGGGTTGAGGCTGGAAGCGACAATGCCGTAGAGGGTGTCGCCGATCACCACGGCACCGCTGACAAAGCCGGCATCCGGGATGGTCTCCTGGAGCCGGATGATATCGAGCGCGGCGGGGCGGCAGACAAAGTTGCCGCGGGTCGAGGGATCTGGCACCAGGTTGGTCAGCGCCCGCATCGAGCCGCGGGCGGTGTTGGTGCCGTCTACCGCGTCGCTGAGGCCGCGGGCCTGGAAATTGACCGCAGCAGCATTGCGCAGCGAAGACGCCACATCACCACCCGGCTACTTTGGTATTTTTGGCGCGACGGTATCCGCCTCCCATCGCTGACGCAAAACTCCTCGCATCCAGCTGAACCGACTGACTGCGGTTCTGTTTATCCCCGTCCTTTTGCAAATACTTGCGAATCCGCGTATCGGCCAGCGCGTGCAGGTTGAGGGCTCGCTGGTCGTCGCTGAGTTCGCACAGCCGCGAGGCGAGCTCGGTGATCAGGTAGCCCTCGTCGGGGAACCAGGGCACCGTCATGTGATTGACGATTGCCGGCATCTGGCGCTGGTAGCGCACCGTCACCGGGTAGGTGCCCTGCGGCGGCGGGTAGACGTAAGCGACCGGCGCAATGCCGAAAAAGACAGACGCCCCGTCGAGGCGGCGCGAGGTCGACAGCGACAGGGTGACCTGGCTGGTCGCGGTGTCGATCGCCAGGATCGTGGAACCCGGCTCGATCCCCTCGCCCGCCGCCGAGAGACCGACGGTGAGGCCGGATATCGTCGGCAGATTGCTGACGGTGCCGTCGAGGCCGCTGATATCGCCGGTGGTCGAGAGGATGATCCGCTGCGTCAGCGGCCCGCCCATGTCGGTGGCCCAGAGTTCCGGGGTCGATTGGGTCGGGAATTGCGGGTAGCCGTCGAACTCGGCGAGGTCGATCGGCGTCATATAGAGCGGCTGGCCCGAGGGAAAGGCCGGGGTGGGGTACAAATACCAGACCGAGCCGGAGGCGCCGGTGGCGCCGGACGAACCCGAGGTGCGCAGGTAATCGAGCGGCAGGACGTAGGGGCCGCTGCCGAACATCGAGGCCAGGGCCGGGTTGAAGCTGAAGCGGTGGACGCCGCGGGCCAGCGCGAAATCGTGGTGCTGGCAGATATCGCTGAGGATCGCGTTCAGGTTGCGGATGCCAAAGGTCGGCAGATACCCCGGCACCTTGGCGCGGTAGACCGCCTCCTCACAGATTTCGAAGGCGGTCAGCACGGCTTATTCGGCCGCTGGCGAGAACGAGAAGACGGTCGGCATGCCCTCGGCGAGCGGCTCTGCCGGTGGCGGCCTCCCGGCGATGATCGCTTCCAGGCGCGGGATTTCTAACTCATCGAAGCGGATCGTATCGACGATGCCCTGGAGCGTCGCCTGAGCCTGCGTCACCGCGTTGATATCGGTCGGCAATGGCTGGGCGCCGTTCTGGTTGCGGCGGGATTGGGCCAGCTGCTGGATGTGCGCCTCTTGCTTGGCAACGGCCTCGTGCAGCGCGCGCTCGGCCTTCGCCAGTTTCTCGCGGTTCTGCTTCAGCCGCAGCCGGGCAAAGGGCAGGTCGTGCTTCGCCTTCTGCCGGGAGGCGGCATCGCCCATGCGGTCCAACAGTTCGTTCAGGTCTTCCAGCGAGGCGGTGCGGTCCTCCGCCACCTCGTAGGCAATCATCTGCCCCTCGGCGATCTGGAAGTGGTAGGCGATCTTCATGCCGGGGACGGCGATCATCTGGCTGTAGACCGGGTCGCTCATCAGAACCGCACCATGTTGACACTCTCTGCCTGCTGCCGGCGCAACCCGTGCAGCCGGCCCTTGCCTTCAAAATCCAGTTCGTTCTGCTGCAGCGAATAGAGGATGTGGCGCATGTCCAGCGCGCGGCCCAAAGGCATCGTCGCCTCTTGCCCGTGCATGTACATGACGCCGTCGATGGTGACACCTTGCGCCACGACGCCGCCGGTGTCGGAGACAAAGGGAAGTCGCGGGGTGACGCGGACCCGCTTCGCCATGCGTTCCCGAACGCGGGCTCGCTCGACCTCTTCCGGGGTCAGAAGCCCAGCCGCCGCCCGCGCGGTTTCTTTGGCCCGGTCGCGTGCCTGCTGGCGCAGTTGCTTACGCCGCTCCTCCTTTGCGTCGCGCTCGCTATCCTCGAAGAACTGGAGCAGCTCCTCCTCGGTCAGCATGTCCCGGGTTTCCGGCGGCAGCATCGCCAGATAGACCTCGAACGGCGTCTGCGGCCCCGGCGCCTCCAATTCCAGTTCGGGCTCGGGCGGCAATTCCCCCGGCTCGTTCAGCGGCATCTCCTCGATGACTTCGACGGCTTCGGTGACTTGCGCTTCGGTAGTCACGGTTTCGATGCCTTCCTGTCGCGCGGGAATGCCGCGGCGACGACGATTACGCTCCTCGAGCTCGGCATAACGCTGTGCCCGGGCGGCCTCCTCTTCGGGAGTGAGCGGTCTCGGCGGCATCAGGCGGTCACCCAGTCGGTGCCAAGATCGCCGCGCTTGGTAATCAGGACGACGCCGCCGGTGTCATCGACCGCCACCACGTCGCCCTCGTAGAGCACCAGCGAGCCGCGATTCGGGACGAACAGCTTGCCCTCTCGGACGAGACCCCCGATCCCGGAATTCGACGCCACGGGCGTGCCGACCGTCAGGTCGTCGCGAATGAGGGCGTTGAGCGCCGCCACATCGGCGATGCTCGCCGGCCAGCGCAGCGCGACCAGGGCGCTGGTGGTGTTGGTGCCGGCGGTAATGAGGGCCATCAGCGAGCCTCCTTGCCCAATCGAAATGCCTCGGCGATCACCCGCCGGACGACATCGGAAAACCTGTCGTCGGCGAGACTGAAAATCGACAGTTCGTGCCTCTGGGAACCGTCCAGGATCGCCGCGCGAAACACCCACTCGACCGCATCGCCGCCCATCTCCGGCCCGAGCTGCGTCAGGACGACGTCCAGCATCACCCCGAGCCGCTAAACCATGAGTTGATCCGGGCCAGCTCGGTAGCGTTGATGATCGGCGTGCCGGCCCCGGCAAAGGTGGTCGAGGCCGCGTCGAGCGCCGTCTTGATGTTGGCGAGCGTTATCGCCCCGGCGGTGCCCGGCACGGGTTCCGCGTCCTGGAAGTATTCCGTCTGCGCAAAGGGCGCGGCACCGGCTCGCAGCGATTGCCCGTAAGACGGGTCGTCGGCGTTGAGGCCACCAAGCCCGGCCGGGCCGGCTCCGCCCGGCACCGCCTCAACCCGTATCCGCACAGAAACCCGAAGTCCCATTGTCGGCATTGACAAAACCCTCCGTCTAAATCATCATCGCCGCTCAACCACGGGACAATGCCACATGGAAACAAAGACTTGCTCCCGCTGCCGGGAGACGAAGACGCTTGACCTTTTCTACACCAAGCTCGGCAAACCAACGACTTGGTGCAAGGCCTGCACCGGGGCCGACCGAGCCGCTCGCTGGCGTCGCAACCATCCCGAACCGGCACCGTGGGTTATGCCGACCGAGAAGGTTTGCACCAAGTGCGGCGAGACGAAGCCGCTCGACCAGTTTCACAACCGCACTGCTGCTAAGGACGGGAAGCAACCGGCGTGCGCCACTTGCATGACCGCGTGGGCACTCGCGTGGAATAAAGCGAACCCCGAGTACCACAACCAGAAGGCCAAGGAGTACGCGGCCCGCCATCCCGGCCGAAAGGCCGATATTGCGCTCAGGTGGCGGCTCGGCATCCCGTGGGGCACTTACGACAGCATGTTCGCGGCCCAAGGCGGCAAGTGCGCAATCTGCGGCACGACCAGCACCGGCAAAATGAACCGCCTCCACGTCGATCATGACGGGGAAGGCGACGCGATACGCATCCGCGGCCTCCTGTGCGGCCCGTGCAACACGGGCATCGGACAATTGCAACACTCTAAATCAATCCTTCTGGCTGCCATAGAGTACCTGGAAAGAACTACCAAGTAATTCTCATCAGCTAAAGGCTCCGGTTGAAGAAGATGTCGACTCCATTGCAGCAACGAACTGCTGGTTGAGGATAACCCAGCCCTCGAACATTTTCCAACCTACGACGCGGGTCTGGTTATGAGGGTCGCTCTTATCGGCATCATTCAATCTATGCCACTGAACATTCTCAAGCTTAAGAGTAGCGAACGCCTCTTCTCCAAAAACATACGTCCTATACACGGTGACGCCGGTGGCGGGGGCGGATGGCGGGATCTGGTAGAGGCCGATGCCGGTGACGATGCACACCGTGCCGGGCGGCAGTTGGATGGCGTGCCCGGTATAGGGGCCGTTGGTCGGGGCGGCGGCATTGGCAGTGAGGCCGAGATTGGTCGGGGTCGAGCCGGCGCCGGAGCCGATGTAGATGGCGTAAGTGAAGCCGGCGGTCGAGGGGCAGGTGACGGTGATGCCGCCGGTGGTGACGGAGACATCACTGGATATCTGGTAGATACGCGATTCGTAAAAATTCTGATTGTCCCAGCCGGTGACTTGCACCGTGTAGGTGGCGGTGGTGAGGTTGCCGACCGCGTTGGCGCCTTGCACCGCGGCGACGCCGGTCCACGACGGCATCATGTTGCTTTCGCAGAAAGCGATGCCGCCCCAGAATCCGTGCTCGTTGATGTAGAGGTGATCGGCGCCGGAATACTGGTAGGTCTGCACCACCAGCGGATTGTTGCGCAGATCCTGCATCACCAGCGGGTTGCCGATCGCCACGTAGTGGGCGGCGCGGCCGGGGGCCATCTTGCCCTGGTTGGTGTTGTAGCTCATGTCGCGCAGGATGGTTTCTCCGGTCGGCCCGTTAAACAGCGGCACGCCGAGATTTTTCATGCTGGCGAAGGTGCGGGTCACCGTGGTGGGGTCGAGGTTGTTGCCGGCGACCAGCGCGGCGCGGCTGCCGGCCGCTGCCACGTAATTGACCTGGGTGATGCCGTTCAGCATGTTGAAGCCGTTGCGCTCCTTGGTCTGCATGATCTGCTGACCCAAGAGATCGGAGCCTTTGGCCAGGAGATCGTCCGGCACGGTCTTGACCGCAACATCGGTGAAGACGAGGCGGCCGGCCCATTGCAGGGCGATGCCGGTGACTTGCTGGAACGGCATCTGCTGCGGCGTCGGCGGCACGCCCTCGGCGACGGGAGCGGTCGGCAGCGAGAGGTAGGGCCAGCGATTGGCGGTCCAGGTGACCCCGGCGCCTTCCTTCATCTGCTTTACGTCGGCGAACTGCGTCAGCACGATAAAGCGCTGCGCGTTCTTCAGGGCCCGCCGCTCGATGGTGCGGGTGATCGCGCCAGCATAACTGGCTGAGACGTTTACCGTGCTGGCCAAATTACCCTCCCTGTCTCAGAGGGAGGTCAGGCTCCCCCTTAGAAAAGCCCCTTGCGCAAGGCTTCGGCGGCCATGCGCGCGTCGAATTCCGGGTCGCCCCAGGTCTGCTTGCCGCGTCCAGCGGCACCGTCGCCGCGACCGTTGGTGGGCCGGGTTTGCGCGCCGGCAACCCGGCGGGCGGCGGCGCGGCGCTGCGTGCTGGCGGTACGCTCCGAACGAGTAATGGCGTCCCGTCCGACCAGACGGTGAAAGATATCGTCGCGCTTGGCGCGCAGGTTTCCTGCCTGACGCTCGGCGGCGAGTTCGCGCTCGACCACGTCCTTGTACTGGGCATGGACGGGGGAGGTGCGGGCTTGTTGGTCGAAATTGTACTTATCGAGCCGGTCCTCGGTAGTGAGCTGCTGCAGCAACGCCTGTTGCTGCGACTGCTGCATGCCCTTGTTGTAATAGTAGGCGCCGACTTCCTGCGCTGACATCAGCGGCAGGTTGTCCTGCTCCCACCTCGCTAACCGTTCCGCCTCCTGGTTCGCCTGCTGCGGCTGCTGCGATCTGAGCTGCTCCGCGGCACGCTGAAACCCCCGTCCCTCGGCGGCCTCCCGCTCGGCCCGCTCGGCGCGCTCGCGCCAGCGCTGGGCCTGGGATTTCCGCCCTTGTCGGGGAGGCGGCTCTACTTCGCCTTCTGCTCCTTCTTGCCCGCCGCCTTCGGCATCGGCTTCGCCTTCCCCGAGGGGACTTTCGTCTTCATCAAGAAGGCCGGCATTGTCTTCGGCTTCGTCTTCGATTTCGCCAAGATCGAGCTCCTCGCCCCCTTCCGGGGGAAGCTTTGGATCGTCCGACATGTCTACCCCTCAGCGGGTATCGGCCCGCCACTCGAACGCACCCTGACGCCGTGCGCGCGTGCGGGTAACGGCCCGCAACTCGGTGCGATTAGGGTAAGCCACTAAATGTGGGTTTCGTCAATGCTAGATGTTGTTTTCCAGGTCTCGCCGCAGCGCTTCTTTCATCGCAGGGAGCAGTTTCAGCCACCGCTCCCGCAGCTCCCCAGGCTCACCCCTGACGATGTTCTTTTTGTAGCTGAACCTGATCCGCTCACGCCGCGCCTTTTGCAGCGTGGATTGGTAGGTTTTACCAAGTTCCCTAGCAGCATCTCGCACGCTCAGCCCGTCTGCAGCCATGTATTCCAGCCGCTCGATTTGCGCCCGTGTCCAAAGTCCTGCGCTCATCACAAATTGCGCGGCATCTGCGTGCCGCCGGCGGCGGCGGCCTGGTCGGGATGGATCATCCCAGGGGGACCCCGGACCAGCCTGGGCCCGGCGGGCATCCCGCCCGGCTGCGGTTGCTGTGCCCCCGGCGGTCGGCCCGGACCGCCACCCATCGCACCTTGCGGACCCGGCGCACCCTGCTGCTGCTGGGCCATCTGCTGCATCATTGCCGCCTGCGCCTTCATGTTGCGCTGCGCCAGATGGGCTTGCAGGTGGACCCGGGCGACACCGCTCGGATCGCCGGTTTGCTGGATAAACTGCATCGTCGCCGGAATGTGCTTCTCGTCCGGATCGAGGGGATGGACCGGCACTTCCTGCCCCATTGCTAAGATCTCGTTCTCTTTTTCCTGCGGGATGGTCAGCTGGTCGCGCTGATCGACGATGATGCCCTCGCCGAGTTCAGGCCCGAAGGCGTTGGTGACCATCTGGCTGACGAGCTTGCTGAGCCGGATCGTGACGCCTTCCGCGGCGAGGCGCTGCGCCAGGGCGGGGTTCTGCAGCACATTGAGCAATGCCGTGCCTTGCTGCGCCATCATGGCGTTTTGCCGGACCTGCTCGCCGCCGCGCGC